GGTTTGCTTGCTGGCTTGTCATCGTCCTTCTCAAACACTTCCCGCTTCGCAGCATCTTCCTCGTCAGCAACAACTGTACCAAAAGGACTGCCACCTCCACCAGCAGGGATGTATTCAATCAAGTTCTCAACACAAATGCTGTTCAGCTTTGCAAACGTACCAAAGCTATTCTCAACAACATCGTATGCTGCCTTACCAGTGCTTCCGTTTGCAACCAGCTTAGTCTTGGTGATGTCCTGTACCTTACCATTCCCAATCTTCAAATACACCTTCGGGGCATACTTCTCGGGGATAGGATTGCCATCCTTGTAGGTGGTGGCACGAGCCAGCTTGATTGTGAATTGCTCATCCTGATTCTTGAACGGTGGATCAATGTCGAACTTCTCCGTAAATTCATCATTATCGAATTGCTTTGCCTTTTGCTTAGGGAACTTCTTGTTCCAAGCCTTTGCATCTTCCTTACTGACAACAACCTGAACACTCCACTCCTTCTCTTCGGATTGGTACTTGTTCTTCGGTTGCTGAATATTTGTGTACAGGAAGCAAGCTTTGTTAATAGTTTCCATAGATTTCAGTCTCTCTGTATGAACGTCCGTAGACGTATAATGTAAAGCAAGCGCACGGCCTGTTGTTCAGGCTGCTTGCTGCAATGTGCTAACGGAATGTTAGCGGGATAGCAACAACACAACGAAATGTCGTATTGCTGCGTTATTTCTTTTCTGCCCAAGCCACAAAGGCGATAAGGGTGGTAATCAGGATTGCTTCAATCCACAAAGGACTTGTCACAGCCCACCAACTCCATGTTGCTACAACACCAATTCCTGCCAGTTTCAGTGTCAGGAAGATGAGGAAAAGAATTGTCAGGATTGGAAAGCCTGCCGAACCATTTTGTTTGTTGTGTGTCACAGTGTCTCTCCTATTAATGTTCAAGCTCAAACTCATCAGCATCCAAATACCAATACACTTCCCCATCAACGAACTCAATGTAATAGGAATACCCATCAGCACTGTATCCATCTTCTTGGATGCGTATAATCTTTCCTCGTTGACCGATTTCAAAATACTCTGGATCACTTACAGTGGCTCGAATGTACTGTCCGGGTTTATATTTTGTTCCGGGATAGGTTGCAGACATCTTTGTTCTCCTACGCTGATTCAACTTCTACAAGAATAGCTTCTGCTTCTACGTCTGTCAAGCCAGCAAGAACATCCTCATTGCTGTTAATTGCATCAGCCGCTTCGTTGCTTAGCAGCACGGCATACAGTCCCTGTCCAGCATTCTTCATCACAGTTACTTGAAGGTTGTTAGGGAAGGTGTGTGTTGCCTTTGTCCACCCAAGGGAAACATCCTCTACAGGCATGAATGTCAGGGAAGATAGGATTGTCGTCATTTAATGCCCCCGTGCTTCGTCAGAAATCTTCACAGCATTGTTTACTTCTTTCATCTTTGTTCTCCTTAGAGCGTCAGTGATATGGAGGCCGTAAGGCTTTCTCCTAAGAACATCTACGTTGTACATTCAATATAACACAGAACCAGCCAGTGTCAATCAATTTATTTGTAAAATTAATTGTCAAATACGCTCAAAAGGCGCGTTCAAAAAACCGCTTCCTCGTTGCGTCAGCAATGTATTTCGCAACTTCCTTGAACTCAAGATTGTTGGCAACCAGTGTGTCCATCTCTTCCTTAATGATGTCTGTATTCATCCACTTCAGCAAAGCACCAATCTGTTTTACATCTAGATTCCCATCAGGAAACACAGCTTGCAACGCCTGTTCAAACCGACTTTCGGTCACAGCGTATTCAGCAAACTTCTGACAACTCTCAATCTTGTCCGTATCAACACTCGCCAAAGTCTTTACCTTGCTGGAACAATGCTTCTCACCTTTCACCTTGAAGCGATATTGCTTACCATTCCAGTCAGCAGTCCATACAACCCCCTCACCAATACCGGAATGACCAAATGCCTTAGCAACAGGGCATTCACGTTCCACTTCTTCAGTGATACGAATCAACTCATTCTGTACAAGTTCAGGATGATTGAAATCAATATCTAAAGTGAATGTCGGGAACCAAGCAATGTCGTATATTCTCCTCTCCTTGTCGTAGATACTAGGAATGCTTGCAGGAAAACAATAATGCCCTGAACCAAATTTTACAAGAAACGGGAAGAAACTCTTTTCAATGTTACAAATCCCTACACCCTTCTGAATGTTCCCTCCTACCCACTCACCATACATCGCGACGACTGTTTCATCTGGGACAAGATAGCTGCGTAGCAATTCGGTGAAGTATTCCCGATTACTCTCTACATAGAAAGCAAAACCAGCATTGTCACTTTCAATACTCAGTACACGTTCACGGCTTTGTGCACACAAGCCGTGTTCTTTACTGTAAACAACGGCAGCATTGGTACCATGCAGCTTCACAGTTCCAGTGAATGTAAGGGTTGGCTTAGGTGCATTTGGGTTGTAAATAGCATTCCCGTCTGCATCTTTTCCTTGGTATTCCGCCTCCATTTTGATCTGCTTACAGACATTGCGGAACTGTTCTATTGACCCAAAGTTATAATGTTTCATTCGTCTTTCTCCTCAACAATGATTTCACAATCTTCAGTAATGTGTTGTCTGGCACTCTCTTTGGTGTGCCATTCTCCACGGTCTTTCTTGGACACATACGTATCCGTTTGCATGTCTTTCACCCAAATTTTTCCACCAGAGCAAATGCGAGAAACATGGCTATGCCTAACACAAATGTAGAACATCTTCATTCTCCGAATTAATGACTGCATTGACAGGGGTAGTATCACACGTCCTTGTGTTGGGTGTCAAGCACTAAGTATCAACTTTTTTGCTTCAGTAACATAGTAGTCGTAGTCCATCTTACTTCTGTCAAAATCCTTCATGTCATTGCATGTTAGTACGTTCCATTCAGTATCAATACCGAGTCGTCTATCTTCACCACCATCTTCCAATGGTGGCATGATCTTCACCAACTTCCCCCCTTCCTTGGCGATATAATAGCGACAGATGTTCTGTTGTGGTTCTTCGTGAAACTCATAAACCAATACCAAACTACTGTTCCGTGGAACCTTTGTACGAAGTAGGAAGTCCCAATCGTTATCATGTGTACGGATGTATTCCTCGACATCTTTTCCGTAAAGCATTGCAGCTTCAGCAGCCATCGGAATTACCAACCCTCCCTGATTCATGTGCCACCCAAGTCCCTCGTATTGGTAAGCCCCTTTACGTTTTACCTTTCCATCCGTGTAAACAGCAATGTAATTATTAACATCTCGAATGTACATCGCAGAATAGTCAGCATATTCCAGTTGCAACCTTACTTGAGATTGCCAATCATCACAGATTTCCATGTAATGCTGTTCGTACTTTCTCGGTAATGCAACAGTAACACCATCTGTATTCACCTGAACCAGCTTCAACCCTTTAATCTTCAGCAACTTCTCTACCAGTAAGCACAGTGACAATTGCCCGTTTACAGTGATTGACATCGTATACCGTGGGTCATAGAACACACTATATTGGTTATTTGTTTCACCGTATACACCATTAAGTGCTAGCTTCAACATTGCATTTTCAGCACTGCCTTTGGGGAAACTCTTGCGCTGCTCATAAACGTCCTTGTAGATTTCACAAAACTTGTGAGTGAGATGTTCAGGGTAGACACTATTGCTAATAGCAATGTTGGGATACATGGAACTTACATCCGCATCCCGAATCATGTATGTCTTGTTTTCCTTCACAATCTTGCTTTCAATACTTCCGTGAATGCCACCTGTACCAAAGTCAAATCGAAAGCCATCTACAACCACATTCAACGTCTCTGCAACGCGCCAGCAATGCCAATACGCCTTCTTAAACCCACCACCATTGGCTTTGGTTTCCTTCGCCTTCAGTTCTACTTCTTCAATCCAACACAATGGGTTCTCTTTCTTGAGTTGTAGCTCTTCTGATTCAGTTGGTTTGGATTTCAACTTCTTACGCTTCACAACCATTTCAGCATACTTGGCAACATCACCAAGTTTACATTCAAGAATGTCAGTGAATACACCCTTTGTCTCAGTGATGCGTTGTTGCTTGAACCATTCCACAATTGCAATAAATTCTGGTCGTTCAAAATCATAATACGAAAACAAGCAATCTCGGATGTCAATGAAAGGACGCTTGCTTTGAATCAGAGTTTTCTTACCATGTTTCACAATAGATGTAGGAATACCTTCTTCTTCAAGCCGCATGATAAAGTAGTCCTTACCAATCTTGGTGTCGTTGTGATTGGTGAAGTCACGATTGTACTTTGCGCTCAGTTGTTCACGAAATTGAATCTGTTCCTGTGACTTCTTGTAGAATGCAAGAGTCATCTTCACGTCATGTAAGTTGTATTTCTTCAGCACTTCAATCTGTTCTGGTGTTAAGTTGGTTCCAACAGGATATGGAAGGTCGGAGATGTTTTGTTCACGCATATTGAACTCAAGCATTTTCAATGACGTTGCGCGAGCCTTGTTATCAAAGTGATGAATCTTATACAAGTCAATCAGCTTGAAATGACGGTCTGCGTCCTTAACAGTGTTGCCAAACCCATCTCCTTTAAAGCTATCAATCTGCTTCTGTGCGGCACGATACATCATGGCAGCTATACCTTTCCCTGTCTTTGGGAGGATGTTGCGCTTCAGAATCAGTTCGTGTAGAACAGGATAGTCAAAGTTGATGATATTAAATCCCACCATACTTCCATCATTGTCATGCAACCAATCCATCATCTTCAGAATGCGGTCGATTTCATTCTTCTGTTCACTGCATTCAAACACACTAGAATGCTTCCCATCGCTACGCATTATAGCAACAGTGAAGCAATTCGGATAAGTTTCACAGTCAGCAATGTAGTGTGAGAGGTTCATGTTGTCTCCATAAAAAGAAAAAGCCCGAACGTATTGTCGGGCTATGTTCAACTGTTGTCAAGTGACATGACTAAAATAATACTCCTTGTCATACAAAGTATGACTCTTCAAATCATAGAAAACTTCACAAGCCTTCCCTGTCATCCCTGTATCACGAGACTTCAGAAGATGTACATAGGTTGTATTGCGGTCAATCTCATCTTCAGCATTCTTATCTCGTTGTAAAGAGATGTTAATCCCTGCACTTCGGAACTGACTACCGCTACCAAGAATACTTTCTTCGGTAAGGAAAGCCCCTTGGCTACCTGCTTGTTCACCACCCGATGCTTTGCGAACATGAGCGATGTTCACCAATATGCAATTGTATTGCTTGACAAGACATTTCTCCCATTGCATCCACTTGTCAACCTGTTCAATTGTCATTCCAGCAAACACATCACTGATAACATCAATAATGATTACACGAACTCCAAATGCGACAACCAGTTCTTCAATCTTTTCCTGTAACTGACTAAAATCACCTCGGTCATCAAGTATATAGAATGAAGGGCTACCATCTTCACTTGTGAATAGGTCGTGGGCAAGCTGCTTTGTTTCTTCAGATGTCAACAACTTTACTTTGTCTTCTTTGTTATCAATTAAAGCAATCTTTTTACCAATATACCGACTGAGAAGTTGTTCTCCGTAGTATCCGGCATCTGCTTCAAGGCTAACAACGCCGACTTTGACATTCAGTTTCTTAGTCCAGTGGATTACATTCTCATTGATAAGGGCTGACTTGCCGCATCCCGACCCAGCAAGGATGTTGACAATAAACCCATAAGTAATGCCGCCCGCAAGCATTTCATTCAACCCGCCAAGAAACGGAGCAAATGGTAGCTTATCACTCTCTGCCCGCTTCAGCACTTCTTCAAAGATTTTGTCACTAGCAATAACACCTGCTGGTGTATGTTTTTCAGCATTGTAAAAATCCCGCACAAACTCCCTGCTCTTCCCATTCACCAGATATTCATTTGGGTCTTTGTAACTCCAATTTGCAATCCACACCTTGCCGCGAGGAAGGACATCAATCACATCTTCTGTAGCATTGTGTCCAGCGTCATCATTGTCAAATCCAACAATAATGCGTTCAAACTGGTTGAGGAAGTCGTATTGCTTCTGGATTTGCTTCTTGCAGTTTTCACCAATTGTGGGGGAGACAACAGCAATAGGGGCATAATCTTCCCCACCAGCCTTGCTGAGTTGGTATTCACGAAGCATCTGGTAAGCAGAAAGCTGATCGACTTCCCCACCACAAATTAGTACATACTTGCCAGCTTGCTTGAACTTGAATTGCCCAAACAAATCACAAGTGCGCCCAGTCTCGCCAACAGACAAGAATGACTTTGGATGCTTACGAATCTTATAACCGCTCAACTCCCCTTTGATTGTCACAGGGTAGTATTGCTTTGCAACAGCGCCAGTGGATTCATCGTATTCATACCGAACACCGAAAGGGCCAGTAATCTTGTCATCCAGCCCACGATACCCTTTCCCTTTGGTAGATGTGATGTCCTTAATCTTCTGCTTTGCTTCTTCACTAAAATCTTTGATGTTCTCTACACTCATACCACTTTCTTCCCAATCTTCTGTTCCGTGTACATGATACCCACAAGCAAAACAATGCTTTCCACCGTCGGAATATACAGCCATGTTATCACGACTGTTATCATTCCCATTTGCAGCACATTGTGGGCATTGTTCGTGTCGTAACACATCTGCCATTATACATTTCCTTCAACCAAAAACTCGCCATTGCTGATACACAGCATTCTTCACCAACTCTACATCAATCGGCTTGTCACTGACAACAGAACAACTGCTTGTAAACACCTCATTATTGGATGTCATAATTCCAGAAGCAATAATGCTGTTCTTTAGGAACAGCCATTCAGTACATTCCAGCCTTGCAAGCCACTTCCCATCGCGTTTGGACAAGGATGTCATCTTGATGTGTTTCATATTCATTTTCCAATAACAAAAATAACAACACGTTGTTAGTAGTACCTTTGCTCATCTTTGAGACGTTCCTCAAAAATCTTCAATAGGGCTATAAGAGATAATACAATGTAGCCCTGTTCCTGAAGTGATATTAGGCTGCTTCGTTGTCAATGTCAACAGATTCTTGATCTGCTTCGGTAATTTTAATGCCTTGATACGGTCGATGCTTCCACAATGGACATTTCGTCACAGGACACAGCTTGATTTCAGTACGCTGGTCACACGTACAGTCAAGGCATTTATTACGGATAGCTTCGCGCAACATCTTCTTGCTGACAAAACCTGTGTCTTTATCGTCGGCTTCATCGGGAGCAGCTTTCACAATCCCATGATGCTTGTTATATTCTTTCTTGTACCGCGCCTTACTCATAGGCTGCAAGGCTGCATATTCTTCATCTGTCAGTTCAACGAAATCTGTCATAGCGATTCCCTCAGTTAAGTTTGATAGCTTCAGCATAAGCCACAACACCTACACAGATGAAGCAAAGGATAGTGCTGAACATCATGTTTGTCAATGCCTCGCTATCAACATCTGGCAAGGCTTCAAACATTTGCTTTGTTGAAGCAAACACATTGATGAAAGCAATGATTCCGACGAATATTGCGATAGCTTCGATTACAGGCATTTCATTTCTCCGTACATTGTGCTGTTAAGACATCAGCACGATTATAAACTTGCTTCAGCATGTTTGCAAGGGAGATGTTGCAAGAATTTTTGCTGTTATATTCTTGCTGAATACTTGTCAAGCTCTCATAACGTGGGCGATCGTGTGTCCCGATGTTGGAACCAACGATGAAAAGCAGGATGTATGTGTTCATTCTTCGTTCCAGCCATAAAACAAGTCAGTGTAGTCATTGTACAGGTTGTCGATTAGAATATCAAGCGTACCACCAAGAGCAACAACCTCTCCATTAGGGAACTGTCTACACAACAACTCTCCCTTGAGCCAGTAGCCATCGGTTTCATTCCCTTTCTTCCACCAGACAATGCAGGGGATGAGAGAAGAATCTGGATTCTCAGTTGTCTGCCATTTGTACAGCTTGACAATCTTGAAATCACGTAGTTTTAGTGGGGAAGATG